GATCGCGTTCTCTTCGGTGACATCAGCATAAGCTGTAAACGATGAGAGATCCGAGGTATCTAACCCAATCACACCATAAGCTCTACCCGTATGCGTCACCGCATCATCCCCCGATCCCACGGTTTCTGAATCGACAACCCTCCAATGGACCGCAGTCACCACGTCGGCTTTGTCATTAAGAGAAACCTGACGTTCTAAATTTGAAATGTTCCACGTTGCGGCCATTATACTAGCCCTGCTGAATCAACTACTTTTTGATATTCTGCGCGGGCAGACTCCGTGAAGTAGATTTCGGCCAGCCTCTTAACCTCTTCCGATTTACTACTCACATCATCACTGGGGTTTAATGTCTCACGATGATTTGTTCTGCTAATCTCTTCGCCGTCATCCGTTATAATGGTAGCTGTACGAACACCAATCGATTTGTAAGTTCCACGGTCATATATTTCGATAATGTCTTCGACGGTTGATTTCTCTAAAGCCATAGTTTTCTCCTTCTGTATTCGTGTCTATCGTCCAATCAACATAAGTTTGAAAATTAAGATGTTGATTGGTATGTCGCAAAGAAATAAATCGCTGCATTGTCATGGTCTATGTCATCGTATGACATAAACGTGAAGCCTGAGGTAGTCATTGGATAAAAATAAATAACCTCAGAAGTTGTCGTATAAGCGCATTGATGGTTTGTAGCAGCATTGTAATTAGCCATTGCAGTGCCAGACGCATGGTCTGCGGTTACAGGAAAAGGTAAGTTACTAACCTTCACTGCATTTGTCGCAGTCCTATTAGTAAACGCTTTAATTACCCCTGCAATATGAACTAAACGACCTATTTTTGTATAATGCGCTCTGTCGACAGTTATAGACCCAACACTAACCGTCGGCGTCCACGTTCCACACTCGTACGAAGCCAAGGAGTTGGCAGTAGCTGTAGTTCCAGTACCCCCCGCGTCTGGAAAAACAACACCGCCTGAAAGGTAAAGGTCTTTGAATTTAGTCGTCGAATTACCTATATCACAAACACCGTCTGTGGTTGCACCTGCATTATCTGTAGGATGAAGCCGTGTATTTCCAAACTGAATGCCCACATGACTTGTCGCAGTTGAGTAAATTGAGAGGTCGCTCGAGACCGCATCAGATGCCGAAATGTGTCCAACCGCGCTGCCGTTTTTTCTGAATTGCAAAATTTCGCCCGCCGTCCCGGTGCGATTAAAGTACGCAACGATTCCGTTATATCTTGCAACATCCAAATAGCCGTTTGTCCCTCCGTAAGCAAAACCGTTGTCTGCCGAAGAGCCTGCGCTATTATTCCGGTTGTCTGAATCCGTCGTCCCGATCATAAAGACTCCCGACGAATCCAGACGAGCGCCTTCTACTCCCGCAGTAGCAAATTTTAAAACGTCAGATGAATGAGTATACTGAAGATACCCACGATATTGCTGATCGCCAGTAGTACCATCCGAAAATGCAATTGTTCCGTCGCCTGTTGTAGCGCTGACAATTGTTATTCCGGAGTTTGTCCCACCATCTACAACCAAGTCATTGAAGTCCGTGTTGTAGCTGGACATTGTATTTGTCCCTAGTCCGACTAGGCCGCTTGAGTCAATGACTAATCTGTCGTTTACATTGTTCGTCTTGAAACTGAAAGAATCATCTATATGAGAGTAGATAATTCGTCCGACGGCTACATTATCTTGGTCTCCAAAATTGACAATTGAAGCACTCGTTGAATCAGATGCGGTCAACCTCAATTGCGTGGTTGATCCTCCGTTCACATCTAAATCTACTCCGGGACTTGCGGTATTCACGCCGACTCGATTATTCGTTGAATCAACGACAAAAGTCGTTGTATCGATAACTAGGTCGCCGCTTCCGGTTATGGTCGTAAACGTCCCCGCCGCTGGTGTGGTGCCTCCGACGATACCGTCAAACGTCCCACCGTTAATATCAGCCGTTGTCGCGGTGAACGTCCCGACCGTTAGCGTGGCACTAGCTGAGATGTTTGAAAAGTCAGCTCTAGCCATTGCGAAGCCGCCAGCGGTCGCCCCGTCTTGGACATAGATTGTTTTTACGTCGGTATCGACGGCGATCTCACCGTTTGCGCCTGTGAACGCTGCGATTTGTGACGTTGTTCCTCGTCGGAGCTGTAGTTGGGTTGCCATGGTTTAGGTCTCCAGTGTCGGCCAATCCGAATCGTTCAGGTTCGGCCAGTTTGAATGTGTGGTGATGTCTCGAAGCGCTTGTCGGTACTTCGCATAGTTGGATTTTTCTGAGTCGGAGAGGGCGACGTCGGGTAACTGAGTCCAATCGCTCCCGGCGAGTTGCGACATTCTTCTTTCAAGGTTTTGATTCTTTGCTTTTTCTAAAAGGTCAGGGATTACTTGAACCGGTTCGCCGTCTACGATCTTGTAGTCGTCGGGCTTATAAAATCCGTCAATATAGGATTCGTCTTCGTTCATATTGATCAGCAATGTCTCTTTATCGCATTGCATTGCTTTTACGATCTTGCCGGTCGATTTTTGATAAATAGTAAATTCGCTATTCATCGTTTTAAGACCGTTAATTGAAGTGAAGGCGCTAAGCATCGAAGCGTATTGGCGGTAGTGAAACTATTCGGCTTCACTTTTAGTTTGTATTGGTAGGTATATCCGGCGCTTGACGCGCTTTCATCTTGCAGCGTCATGGAGATAGTGTTTTTCCCCTGCACTAACGCGCCAGCAACCCCCATTTTTAAATATTCAGTGGTATTGCCCGAGGTTTTTTGTCGAGTGATTCTTACGTCATAATTAGCGCTTCGGTCATCGTAAACCAATCCGCTAGTGGTTTGCTGCACAAATAATGTGGACTCAGCCAAGACATCGCAATCAACCCCAATGACTATGTTTAGCGTCACAAGGTCAACCCACGATCCGGTTGTCGTTATGTTCGTCGTTGACCCTTCAGAATAAGTCGAATCGGTCACAGCCGAGCCAGCAATTTGAGTTGTTCCCACGCCGCCGGTGTTGATTACCAGATTGCCCCCTGAATTAGTCAGGGTCACCCCGTCAATCGACAGTCGAGAGGTCGACAGTGTTCCCGCCGTTATCTTGCTGGCGTTCAGCGTGTTGATTTTAGCGTTTGTGATAATGCCGTCTTGAATCTGCGCCGAGTTTGTCAGTAGGGTCGACGTTGCAAGCTCAGACGAAGTGATCGTTCCCGCGACGATGTTACTAGCACTCACAAACTCAAAAGTACCGATGGCACTGACGACCGCATTGGTTGTTATCGATCCACTTTGAATTGCTCCGATGACAGCGGAATCAGCAAACACGCTTGAGACATTTAACTCAGACGCCGTTACTGAATTCGCGGCGATTTCTGAAGCCGTCACCGAGTTAGCGGCCAGCTCGTTAGCCGTAATCGTACCCGCTGCAATCTCGTTGGCTGTTAGCGTCCCAGCGATGATGTTTGACGCCGCGATTGTCGAGGCTGCGATTAGTGACCCTGTTATTGTTGCGGCGGCAATGTTACCAGCGACGATTGTTCCCGCTGCAATCTCTGTCGACGTTACCGCGTTAGTGTTGATCTTCGCAGTCGTCACCGCGTTGTCTGCGATGTACGTTTCGGTTATTTCTCCGAGACTAGCAACCGCACCCGCACCTATTCCGCTCAAAGTGACCCCGCCAGATCCAGCTCCCGACAACGTGCCGTCTGAATTGATCGTGATCTGACTGTTCTTCAAACCATCGGCTGCGTTCGCGACCGGCAACGCTCCGGTTACCTGAGTCACCAAATTGAGCTGGTCGTCGAGGTCGGTCGCACTGATAGCCGTCGTCCATGCCGACCCCGTATATCTATAGACCTTATTGTCTGTCGTAAGAAGAACAACGCGACCCTGAAATAGTCCGGTGCTAGGCAACGAGGAGACCACTTCCATCGGTCTGAGAGTCGAACTGAAGGTGTCATAATCTAACGTGCCGGTAATGTCAGAGGTCGGAACATTAGCCGTCCATGCGCCTCCGGTGAGCCGGTAGAGCTTCCCATCGGTAGTTAAAAAGACAATGTTCGGGCCGGTATAACCGCTGACGGTCGGCAAACTTGAAACAACCGAAACCGGTTCGATCCCGCTTGCAAATGACGCGGCTGTAATTGAGCCGGGGTCGACGTTTGAGGCGGTAAATACGTCGGTACTCCACGCGCTCCCCGTCCATACATAGAGAGTGTCAGTGGTTGTGAGTAATTTGATTTGCCCGACGTGATCACCTGTCACCCCGGATAGTGTTGAAACCGGTTCAATTCCGAAAGCGTTACCCGCGGCGAATTCGTCTTGGACTGCTTGAGACAAATCGTCCATCCCGACAAAGCCGGTCGTCGCATAGACCGACGCCGCAAACCCGGAGGCATTATTGGATCGGTCAACCGCCCTGAGAAAATAATATCGCGTCGCATTGTTCGGCAGATTCGTTCTGGTGAACACATCCGATTTAACTTTAGCAACACTCGAGGCAGCTGCCACGTTGTCCGTCGCCGATTCAAAAATCTCGATGTAATCTAAATCGTCGGCGCTTGGATTTGTCCAATTCAGTTCGATTTGCTGAAAACCGCCGGTCGCTGTGATCGAGGTCGGCACGCCGGGGGCAGTCTGGTCGCCCTGCAAAATGATTGTTGCGGTCACAAAATCCGAAACGGTGTTGGTGCGAGTTACCGCGCGAACCCGAAAAGTGTATTCTTCTAATGGATCGAGACCAGTGACGGTCGCCACGCGGCCATAAACGAGCATCGATGAATATTCAGTCGTTGCCCCCGGGATGGTATCGGTGACGTTCCCATAATCCAGCTCTATAGATGTCGCCGTCGCAACCGAGCCGTAGTCCAACGTGCTTGTATAGGCATTTGCTACTGACCCGTAATCAAGTTGGTAGGTACTTGTTTTTTTCCATTCTAATTCGTATGACTGGACATAGGTTGCAGTTGATGGCGCGGCCCAAGAACACACTACGGCGGTTAACAGGGTGCCGTCATTACTTAACGAGGTCGTTTCCTCGAGTGTTAGCGTCCCGGTAGCGACCTGAGAGGGGAGGTTGTCTTGTACATCGGTAAAATTAGGCTGATTTGCGGCAGCGGTCGCATTAACCGTCGAGGTGTCATTATCTGGCAGTCTGTCAGAGATGGCTTGCGCCGATGTGCCGACCCCATATCTAGCCGCTCGAATCCAGTAATATCTTTGATTACCCGAAGAGATCGCGTCGGCTGCTGTGCTGGCATCGTGAGTAAAAGAGCTGAATCGCCCCGTTGCGATCTTGACAGCGTTTGACCATGACGAATCAGGCGAAGCATAGACCTGAATCTCGTTAAACATTTGGGAGTCAGTGGGATTCGTCCAGTTGAGATCGATCCCATTAATCGTCGCGGTCGCGGTCAGACTTGTGGGCGCACTGATGCCCGGGAATCCTGCGGAGATCGCTCCGGTCGCCGCAACGGTCGAATAAGCTCCAACAACGGGGTCAGCGTAGGAGCCTGAGTCGTCTTCTCTTAATGTCAGATTGATGCCGGAGCTGCCAGCCGTGTCAGCAAACTCCCAGCCGATTACCTGAAAGACTTTTGCCGACCAGCTGAGATCGGAAATAGTGACCGAGACCCGATCCCCGGGTTTAACGTTCATGCCCTTTAAATTGGCGGGGAATACGACGGTTTTTTGCTGGTCGGTTTTTTGAATTAACTTGTTCGAGATCCGCTGAGCCTGATAACTGGTGTTAGACATCGGCAATCGGATGTTTCGTTTGAAGGTCTCATTATTATCTCTGTTCAATGCCGACGTGATGGTCATCGGGGTCGTTTCCACCGCCTTATTGCCTTGATCTTTATCAACATAAGCAGCGACAACCGTATTGAATCGGTTTGTCCGTTCGAACGAAGTATTCACCGACACAGGGCCAGCCAGATCGTCCTCAGTGAGCGTTACGCTTGGAGCGGTATAAATCCCCGCCTGAACATAAAACAAGCCCATGGAGTATGTGAGCGAGCCGTTCATGGACGATACGATTCGATCGACGTTCTCCCGGTGCGATGCGGTGCCGTAACAAACACCGTTACAGGTGAATCGTTTTTCTGTCGCGCTGCCGGGAACACTGACAGAAACGTCGCAGCCATCCGCTGCGGTGATTACTGAGGCCCAATCGAGTTTTGATGACGCAAAACCCATTCCGAAATGGTCGTTGAGCAAATAATCGGCAACGGCCAGAGCTGGATTATCTGACCATGCGATGTAACTCGAATTCGTCGGACTGTCGCCAGCGGTTCCCCCGGCGGTAACTTCCAAACGAGGGTCATATACCTTCCGACCACGAACCAGCGCTTTGATATTACTTGGGGCATATTTATCCCAAAGTTCTTGCGTCTCCGGTGTCAGAGAAAATTTGCTCACCAAATAGGTAACGCCCTTGCCCTGATTCGCACTGGCATAAGTCGATGAGAACGCCGTGGTCAAATCACTGTCGGCGGTCTGCGTTGTGGTGCCTAAGTGTTTGTTGATTTTAACCGGGGTCGTCGACCCAACGGGTGCAAAGGTTCCCGATCCGACCGACCCTCCGGCAGCTGCCCCGGAATTGATCTCGGACTCAGATATTTTTTCACCATCGAGATAGACGTCTTTTATCGCCTCGGATTCATGACCAGCTAACGCAATGGCGTGATACAAGTCCTGATTGTTTGTCCCAGCGACACCGAGGAAAGAAACCGGCCCTGAGACCACCGCTTCCCCATAGATGATTTTTATAGGCTCGACAGTGCTGCGAGTGGTAATGTCCCGCGAGCCGTCCATGTCGGGCATATCAATCGCGAATAATTGATCAAGTCCATATTTAACAGCGGCAGCGCCAGCCACAATGGTCGCAGCGCCGACGATGAAGGCTCCCGCTGCACTTCCCGCGACAAGAGAACCCCCAACCATAGAGCCAACGGCACTTATAAAGGTAACAATAGCCGCGGGCATTAGACCGCCCAGCCGTGTGTGATGTGCCGCCCGTTTATACGAACCATTTTTTTCTCGGATAAACAAACGACGTGCTTGCCAAACAACACGCCCATCAGCTGACCCATGGGTTGCATCTCGATGAGTACGGGGTCGCCATCTTGCAGCACTGAAATCGGAGCGGGATCGCCGAGGAACTCAGTCACCGCCGAGACAAAACCGCCCTCATTTCTGATGATCTCTTTTGCTTCGTCTTCAGTCGAATACGAAAACGATTTCATGTAATCAATCCCGGTGATTTCCTTGATGACATGACCGGCAAACTGGCAGCAATCCGCATCGCCATATTGAAACGCGCGCTTTTGCCAGTTATTGAACGCTTTGAGCGTGAGCTGTTTTCTACCGTTAGCCAATGTGAGGCAACCCCGGCGGTCGATGGGGAATGTCAGTCGGATCTCGAACGACACCCTTACCAACCAGATTTTCAGAATCCGCGTTTGCCCATTTGATTGCGGGGTTGTCAGCAATCGCCGGAAGGAATTGAAAAAACGTATCCCCTGAATGTGTGTTTTGTTGAGCGTTGTCAGAGTATCTAAGATTTGCAGATCGTTCGAATTGAACGAGTTCAGATTCGCAAACCAGACGAATCACGTCGCCACCGTCAGCGCCAACACTGAGCTGCATACTATCGGCGAACCCCGCCCATATCTGGGTCGGTGTATCGACTAAGACGTCGTTCGAATTAGCGACTCCGAAATAAATCGTGACCGGTCGCATAAAATAATCTTGGGATAACGCCTCGTTAACCAAAGTAGAATCTAGCCCAGACAAAGTTAACGTCGCGGAATAGCTTGATATCTCTTCAGCTTCTTCAATGCCTTCAATCGATCCAAAATCACCAACGCCCGACCAGTTCTGACCGCCCCATGTGTATGTCCCGAGACTTGTATGGAGATAAAGAGTGCCATCAGGAAACTCGAGCTTTGCAAAAATGATTTCCTCGCCGACGTGCTGGCTGGCGATTGCGTTCGCGGTATTGGTTGGGAGGTTTCTGCTCATGTTGCCAATACATCCTCAACGGCCTCGAGCGTAAAACTCGAAAAAATCCCGGGTTGATTGTTCCAGCCCGGGTTGTTCGCAAGCATAAATGTGCCAGTCACGGGCGCGCTGATGTCCACCGCCGTATTGTCAGCCGGGGACGTTCTGATCGGGGGCGCGATGTAGGCCGTGACGTTGCCTGACCCGTCCGAGTTAACGTCCGAAGTCGACATAAACAGCTGACCCCCAAAGCTCAGATAGTCGCCAGCGCGCAGCCAGTTCGTAACCGAGGCCGTGGCACCGTCCAAAACTATCGCTGAGCCAGTTTGACTGCCGCCATTGACCAAGGGAGTGCCGCCGCCGCTGCCGCGCATAGTGTAGGAGTCATCCGCGAGCGTAAAACGATGCTCCTGACCGTTTAACTTAACGAGAAACGCTTGCATGACCGCGCGATCATCGCCGTCGAGATTGTTAAAGCGCATTGATACCCGCCAGAGCGATCCTTTTCGAGTTGCGGTCTGAACCGCGTTGGTTAATGGCGATCTAAACGTCTTTGTATTGGTGATCAGCTCCCACTCGGTACTCGATGGGGTTATGTTTGGGAATGAGTACGTTGTCATCCTAATCTACCCCTCCGATTAAGATTAATAATTCGAGCGATGGTTGCTTGAGAAGACTCTTCTATCGCTTGTCGGATTCTCATCTCGGTAAATGTGTCGGCGTTTTTGGCATCGATATTATTGACGATGGTTATCCCGGAACCGCCTTTTGTGTGGTCAGTAATTGATTCATTCGGATGCAACACAGAGAGAAAACCACCCTTGCCATCAATGCCACCAGCTCGAGCGCCTCGACCGGTGAAACCTCCACCCTCGAAACTCTGAGCTTTGATCTGTGCGACTTGCTGAAGACCGGACGCAACCACGGCAGCTGCCATGGCGAAGTTGATCGGTGGAGGATAGGCCGACAATGCTTTCGTCGCACCGGAGTATGTTTGCATGATCGCATTTGCGATATTGAAAGCTTTGTTTTTCGCAAACAATGTCGACATCTCACCGATAACGTGGCCGGTTTGTTCTGTCGCGGATAGTTGAGTGTATTTATCCTTTTCAATTTGACCTTTTAACTGCTGTCTTTGCAGAAAGGTCAGTTTTTTTATCCCTTTACCTTCATCTTCTGTTTTCTTGCCGACCGTTTCTATAGCCTTGGCTGCTTCGCGCGCACCGACTTTAATCTCTTCAAAGAATGTGGATATCGCATTACCCGCCGGAGCCGCTTCGGTCAGTGCTGTATATTCAGCGCGCAGCTTCTCGAGGTTAGCGGTAGATTCAAACAGTGCGGTGTTCCATGGAATTTCGTCGACGGGTTCGCCGAGCAACTCTTTAATCGCATTTATTCCCTGCATAGCTACCGAGATCGGCGACATGATCACGTTAAACGCGCCCAGCGCAGC